AGGAGAACCAAACACGCAACGTGGGTCAGACACCCCGAAGCTATAACGCTCACGGGCTTTGTAACGCACGTTACCTGTATCAAAATCGCCTTCCATAGCAGTTTGCATCGGTGTACGAACAAAATGCTTAAAGCCGTTTGGTGCATCCGTTTTAATGAAGAATGCATCTGTATCGGTTAGGAAGTGATTAACAACATAACCATCAGGAAGCATACCCATATTACGGACTGCATTGACGTCATTATCTGCTGTAGCTGGGCGCAGATTAGAAGCCATCAAACGCTCAGCAACAAACTGTAACGCAGGGGGAATGATCATTTTCATACCACGAAGAGCAATTTTAAGACCACGCTCATCAATGAAAGCTGAAATATCAATCAAGGATTGCTCGAGAGATGTTTCATTCAAATCAGCAGATGTAGTCAATTCGTTTTTAAAATTGCCGCCTGAAGTAGTGGGATGATCCGTTGCACACAATTCTTTTCCATCGCCAACCGCAAAATTAGAGTCAAAAGCATTGTTTAGCACAGATGCTGCTTTGACTTGTTTTGTGTTAGCCATAGAACGAGCTAATGCACGAGTGTAACGAGAACTAAGTTTGTCGTAAAGGTTATCCTCTACGGCTTCCTCTGTAATCGAGAACGCAAGCGCAATAGTTTCATGTGTGTAACGTGCTGTAAATGATTCGTTAGCAATATCAAATGATACTGCACCACCCTCAGATTTAGTGGGGGCAGCTCCGAAACCAGCGAGCATTACTTCTTCTTCGAACGCACGATCTGAATTTTCTGAGTCAAAAATCTCAGCATGTTCATTATCGTAACGATCATACTCCAAACCAAACAAGGCATTAAGTCCTGGCTCTAGTTCTTTAAGGAGTTGGGATCTTGCAATAGCCATATCTAATTACTCCCTATAGACCAGTGGTGTCAGTATGGAAAGGAAGATTCAGTTTAACCAAGAACACTACGCCAGCGGCAGTAACGTCAATTTGGTCAAATGAATCTTTAATGCCCACTACACGGAAATTATCCGTAGCAGTAGTAGCACCCGCAGAAGCGACAGAAAGCTCACCGATAGAATTACCAGTAGAACCGTTTTCTGAACCAAACCCTGTACCTTCAGCATTACCATGAATTAAAGCAGTTGCCGTTGCAATATTAGTCAACGAAGCATCTCCTTGAATTTCATACACTTGATGTGGGTTATCGTAAACGAAAACTTTAGCTTCAGTGCCTGACTTCAACTGAGCAGTTCCAGGATAGTGGTTAGAAAAAGTTGGAGTACCGTCAAGAGCGACGAACTCACATCCAGCCATAACACCTAGGATAGCAACACTACCGCCATCGGCTGCGCTTACATCAACAAGTCCGTTAGCTAACGGGATCACCATATCACCTTGAAAAATAGATGATGAAGATCCTGCTGTAGCAGATACCTGTACGAGATAAGAAGTCAAACCGTTGGAGTTCGCCGCGCTACCTAGAAGATTATGAGGACGTAGTCCAAATGGTCCATCAATATTTGATCCGGCCATAATAAAGTCCTTCCTTCATTACTCGGAGCCTCCTTTGGCTCCGAAAGTTACACGAGATTGCCGATCATTATGAATCGGCATTGAACTATGCTGTTCTCTCATCAAATCATTATCGACCGCTGTCATCTGATCAGCTGTTTTTTGCTTATAATGATGATCACGTTCTTGCTTCGACTCGATAGGAAAACGAGCTAAAATAAGACCACCAACACCAATAACTCCTGCATGTTTACCATCTTGTATAGTAGGAGCTTGGAAATCAGGGTACTCATCGGCGCGAACTAATTCAAAGCCTTCGCGAAGGCGAGCTGAAAGATTTTTACTATCATCATATCCCATAACAGAGTCACGGATCCAACGATGAGTAAATCCCTCAGGGGGAGGTGGGGCGTCCAACGTAGACGGGGGTTGCCAAGGTTTACGGCGCGTGTCTTTTTCACGAGTAGCAGTTGTGCGTGGGGTACGATCCATGATCTATTCCTTCACGATTGTAAG